TTGTCATCTCAACATTTTCCTTGAGTCTTTATACACCTGTGCTGCGGATCCTTTGCCCCAATCAGCAGTTGGTAAAAACGTTGCTATCTCATACTCAGGTGCATTTACTCTAGCGAAATTGCTTTTGACATGTTCGGAAAGATAATGCTTGAAGCAAGGTTTGAAATACTTTAACTTTGCTGCTCTGTTCAACATTGAGTATGACATCTTGAACTTGGTTGTCTCGTCGTATTTATTATTGTTGGTTATGTCTAACAGACCATCCAGGAATTTAGCACGCAGAGTCATGGGAAGGTAATGGAGGTTGATTCCATAGAATCCGTCCTGCGCTGGGCCAACAATGATACTGAGCGGAAATTTGTCATAGTAAGGCAGGGTCTTTTTATGCTTCGGATCGTAGAAAAACATAAACATGTGACCGACGACCTCATTCGATGTCTGCTCCAACTCTGGAGCGCGAGAGAGCGCCTTCCGGTTGACACCCGTAAGTTGACCCGCCTTTTTACGAAACCACTCTCGGGACGCTCTCGTGCGTGGAGTGATCCCTGCTCGGAATGCCTCTAATTCTAGCGTTTGGAATAGTTTTGAACTCATACACTGTATTTATACTTAATAATCAATAACTTACGGGCACTTTACTATTTCGGGTAATCAGGTATAATATCTCTATAAATTGAGTTGAGGAAAGAAGATGATTTATTTGTTGACTTACATTGAGCATTATGATCGCCCACACACCGTGCGACGTGAGTATGTGAACAACATGGCAGAAGCCGAACAGATTCAGAAAATGTGGAATCGGTCCCACACTCATGAATTGCGAATTGAAGCCATACCACACGCGGAGGTTTGAACTCATACACTGTATTTATACTTAAAAATCAATAACTTAGCAGGGTTTCTTTTTATCCCGATATTAGCGATAATATCTGTATATTGAGTTGAGGAATAAGAAATGATTAACTACGTGACAGGCAACCCATACACTGGCAATAACGCGGCTATCTTGGATGGCATCGAGTCGGATGGATTCTTAACTTTCATGCAAGCAAAGTCAATTGGTCGTGTGCCTGCCTCTGGGACTGGCATTGAACTCAAGCGCATCGTCAAAGTCAAGCAAGTTGACAAGAAAACTGGCGAAAAGAAAATGAAAAAAGTGCCTAAGCGATTTTGGGTGTTTCGCATCGAAGACACGGTTGAGGCGTAGAGGAGCATTTCCTGAATAAAATCAATGACTTACAGTGGTTTCTTTTTTCGACAAAATCAGCGATAATATCTGTATATTGAGTTGATAAAGAAAAGGTAATTGAAGAATGAAAAAGTTTATGGAATTTGTTAATGAGAGAAACGACCTCGTGCTGGACGGAACGCTCGAGAATGAGAAAGAAGTCATTGGTGTCATCTGCCGCGAAGCACACGTGTTCTACTCAGAACTTGGGTACAGCGCAAGGCAGATAAGAAACAAGATCAACTACGATGAAGACTTCATTCCGGATGCGTTGAATTTCGTGAAGACGATTTCTTCTTAAAAATCAATGACTTACAGTGGTTTCTTTTTATCCCGATATTAGCGATAATATCTGTATATTGAGTTGAGTGATAAAGAAATGATTTACAAGTACGAAAACGAACACGAAATGATCCGAATCGTGACCAACCCCAAAACCATTAAGGTTTATTGTCACATGTTTTGTGAGACTTCGACCCGACTCCTGAAGAAAAAATCATATAAGGTTCGGGGTACTTTGGTCGCTTCTTATGACCGCCCCGAGTTTACTGTCCGAGAAATCAAAAGGGATTACGAATAATGAAAGTTTACCCCATTACATACAGCGTTCAATATGAAACTTGTGACACTCTGGTTGCAGTGTTCGGAACTGCGGGTGATGCAATCAACTACTTGAAAGAACACCCTGAAGCAATGCAAGGTGATGAGATGTGCATCTACGAGATTCAGATGGGCGAGGATTACGGGTACGAGGATCGAATTGCCACTGTTTTCTATCGCTGGGATGATAATGAGTGGTTCATTGAACACCGAGGTGGATTACAAGAAACCTTGGGCAAAGTGGTTTACAACCATGAAACAGGCGAAGATGAGTGGGATCGAGGATAATATGAAACTTAAATTTTCTAAAATCGCCGGACCATTTGGGTTCCAGTCAATCACAATTGATGGTGATAAGGTTGGGCATATCCGCAAACAGGGTTCGTTTGCAGTCCTGACCGCAACAGACGGTTCAACCTTTGAGACCCAGGGAATGAAGGCAGCATATGCCAAGACCTTCCAGAACCGCAAAGAGGCAATCGCCTTTGCCCGTAAACATTGGAGTAAATAATGAGCGATAACATCACAAATCAATGCGCAGGATGCCAACAGAATCTGCCAGTGAGGTATACCGAAGATCGCACCCCCATCCACTATGGACCCGACAAACTCCCTTATTGCGTGTGTACTTCAGGTAGATATACTATTACTCCTGTTAAATCAACAACTTAGCAGGACTTTACTATTTTGCCAAATACGGTATAATGGTTCTATAAATTGAGTTAATGAAAATTATGGGAGTTTGGTAATGATGTTTTTGAAAAACACCGGAGAAAGAGTTAACATTATCGGAGTCAGTTACGTTGAAGATGTTTCCGTGATGTATCGTGGAAAGTCGTATCCTGCGGTCGCGCGGTTTAAAGTGGAAGACCCAGAAGGGAAGTGGACCGATCACGTTACTCCAGATGGAATAACTGATGACCTGTCCGAATGTTACCGCTTCAGACCAGAAACTTTGTGACACCATAATTGAAGAGGCAAACGCAAACGACATGAAACAACAGTTACCTGACGGCTGTTTTTTTGAAGGACACATAGACCATAATGGTCTGCGGCAGGGTCGTGGCAAATAGAGTCAGGATTTCTTCTTAGGTTTCCTGTATGGGGGCATCTTCTTCAAGGGTTTCTTATGACCTTTGGGTAAGATCCCCATTTTTTTTAACTCGACCTCAGTCCAGATTGTAAACTCCCACCCCTTCTTTTCTGCAAACATCTTTGCAGACTCCCACTTGTTTTGATTCATCACATAGGTTGCTGCCTCATTAAGATACTTCTTGGTGCGGCGTTTGCCTTCTGGTGGTTTTGTCTGCTTGTTTGGTTTGACTTCAACCAGTAACGTTTTGCCGTTCTTGTACTTGATATAGAAATCAACAAAATATCTTCTAACTGACTTGTCCAAGTCATAACGATATGGAATAACAATCTCCTCGCTAGACCACTCAACGATCTGATCGTTCCTATCACACCACAACATAACGGAACGCTCCCACCCCGAACGATAAATAACATCAGAGGCATCCCCGCAATACTTCTTTGGGTTCTTGACAGTGTATCTGCCTTTGTATGTTTTCATGTTTCTGGTGTATAAATAAATGTATTTATCAGAATAATAAAAATGGCACAAGCACAATACACATATCCAGAAGATCTAGGCGATAAACCAAAAATCCTATTTACAGCAAGAGACAAGTCTGGATCCCCTACTCTAACCGTTGCTCTTTATGCGCCTCCGTCTATTACTGTTTCTGATAACATGGGTTATGGTAATTATGACCTTGGTGTTATTGGACAGGCAGCAATGAACATTAAAGAGGATGCCGACGGAAATGTTGATAATGCTGCTCTAATAAAAATGGTCAAGGAAGAGTCCGCCAAGGCCGGATCAGAACAAGGGGTTTTGTTGAAAGCATTGTCAAATGCTGGGTTTGGTTCTGCTCTTGGAGACAAGATTGCAAACGTCCAATTACAGAAAAACAAAATTGCAATAAACCCAAACACGGTTCTGCAATTTACTGGTCCAGAACTTAGAAGCTTTGGGTTTTCTTTCACACTTGTTCCAACAGGTTCAACTCAAAGCAACCGTATAAAAGAAATGATAAGCAAATTAAGAGAAAGAATGTACTCTTCAAAAAGAAGCGAGATTATTCTTGAGTATCCTGATAGTTTTACGGTCAAATTTTTACTTGGCGGCAATTTTGTTCCTCAATATGCAGAATCATATTTAACAGGCATGACTGCAACTTATAATGCTGCCGGCAATTCATATCATACAGACGGCACGCCAACAGATGTCACAATTCAATTGCAATTCAGCGAGTTCCGCGCACTGAACAGAGAAGACATCGTAAGGCTCAATGACGGAGAAATAGTAACAATTCCTAAATCTACACAAGAAACATAGGATTTATTCACATGTCATTCTTTTCTAAACTACCAAAAACGTCATATGATTTCTACAACACTGGCAGAAAGTCGCAGATTCCAGATTTGTTTAAGCAGGTAAAGGTTGTTGAACGGAGACTAGACAAGGTTTCTATCTATCAGAAGTATTTTATCAGAGACGAACGCCCAGATCAGGCATCTTTCTCTCTGTATGGTTCAACAGACTTTCACTGGACGTTTATGTTGGTCAATGATAACCTGCGCTCTGCCATGAACAAATGGCCGTTGTCAGATCTTGTGTTGACAGATTTCATTGAAGAAAAATATGTTGGTCACACAATCACACCATACAGAGAACCTAGCGATGCTGCAAACTTCAACTCAATTGCAGGTCAGTTTCCTATTGGCACAGTCATAACGGGTTCTTCTTCTGGCGCAACTGCCACAGTTACTGACAGAAAACCTAATCTGAACCAAATTGTGTTCACATACGATAACGGTTCTTTTCTTGAGGGAACAGACACGTTTACTGGTGTTGCACCGGACACATCTGTATACCAGATTCTTAACACAAAATATGATATCAGAACACATCCCAATTCAGTTCACCATTATGAAGATGTCGACGGAAACACAATCATAAACCAACAGAACTTACAAATCTCTTCTGGTATCAAAACCAACACAAACTATGAGGTTGAGGTCAACGACGAATACAAAGAGATTCGAGTAATCAAACCAGAATACATCCAACAATTTGCTTCTGAATTCAGAAAACTAACCAATGAGTGATGATGTAAGAAAGGAGTTACTTCCTGGATACGCCAAGATTGAAGAAGCAATCTTGACTAATTTCCAAGGGGAAACTGTTGACATAACAGAACTAATCTCTGACGTGACAGTCAGAGAATCATTGTATTCTATGTTTTGTGTGTTTGAAATCATCATTGTTGACGGTGTTGCGTTGTTAGAAAAGTTTGCAATAACAGGCAACGAGAAAATTAAAATTCGAATCAGCAAAAGAAATTCTTCTAGCGGCGAAGATATTGACACAACCAAATATCTTGTTCTGACTGGCATCCAAGAATATGCCAGAATAATTAACCAGAGTCAGGTATATAAAATACAGGCAGTTTCTGAAACCGCCATGAACTGTTCAATTGCCAGAACATCAAAAACAGTAGAAGGACCAATAAGCAAGATTATCAATGATCTGTATAGCAATGAGGTTCAATTCAATCTGCCTTTGACTTCTGACGGAGAACAGACCCAAGGTAACTACAAGATCATTCTTCCCAACTATACCTACACAGATATTTTCTCAATGCTGCTTAACAAAGCGCAGAACTCATCAGGTTCAGTGTTCTTCATGTTTGAAACATTGTGGGGAGACATGACACTCACCTCATACAAAGAAATGATTGGACAAGATACCTTGGATAAGTATCGCCTAACAGACTTTGAATCTTCCAACAAAAGAAAAAGCGAATATGATAAACTGAGAACAAAGATTAGAAATCTAAGTTCAAACCTTGGTGTGTCGCACTTTGATGGTTTCAAAAAAGGCGGGTTAGCATCTAGGGTGTTTGTTAATGACATGGCAACAAAAACATTCACCCAGACAGATTACGATCTTCTTTCTTCAGGAAACAGCAAATTGTCAAAAGACTTTTTGTTAGCAGAAGAATACACAGTAGCAAACAAACCGCTACAAGATTTCAAACAACCCAAGACCTTCATGGTAAATCAGAATTCTTTGGCGTTCCAAGGGCAGGAGAACTTACAGAACAGAGTTGGCGACAGCATTGCCAAGAAACGCTTCCAATATGAAAACCAGTTTGCTGTCTCGCATAACATTACAGTGACTGGAGACACCCGCCTAAGAGCAGGCACCATGATTGAGGTTGAATTACCAACAGCAACTGATCCGACATTTGCTCCAGTCAACAGAGACGAGTATCTGTCAGGCAAGTATTTTATCTCAAGCGTCACTCACTCTTTTGGTGCAGCAGGATCATACAACGAAACGCTAACCATAAGAAAAGATTCTATTGACCGTCAGACTATGCTAACAAAGAATAAGGATTTGAAATAATGTACGGTGATTTTGTTTGGTGGGTGGGCGTTGTTGAAGATCGAAAGGATCCTGAGAAGTTAAATCGCGCTCGCGTGCGCGTGTTCGGGTATCATTCACAAAGCACATCAGATATCAAAACTGAAGACCTTCCTTGGGCAACTGTTATGATGCCAACCACCTCGGCAGGCACATCTGGTATTCACGAATCCCCTCATGGTCTGGTGGAAGGTTCTTGGGTTCTGGGGTTTTTCCGAGATGGACCAGATGCTCAAGACCCTGTGATAATTGGAACGGTTGCTTCTCAGTTCGCCGAAGCACCACAGGAAGGGCGGGGTTTCAGAGACCCATCGGGCACATATCCGAAAGCAGACTATATCGGCAAGGCAGACGTCAACGTGCACGCTCGTGGAGACTCCTCTGAGGTCGTTTCCAACAAGATTAGTACCGTAACCCTAGATGTTCCAACCGCCTCTGGAGCGACCTGGAGCGAACCCGAGACGCCTTATGCGCCGGAGTATCCTTATAACCATGTTGTTGAAACTGAGTCGGGGCATATAACCGAACTGGACGATACCACTGGCGCTGAGAGAATCCACGAGTACCATCGCTCTGGAACGTTCAGAGAGGTCTACCCAGACGGAACAGTGGTCACTCGTATAGTGGCGAAAGAATATACGGTCGTTGCTGGTGACGACTTTGTGAACGTCAAGGGGAATGTCAAACTCACCATTGACCAAAGTTGTGACACCTACATTAAGGGAGACTGGAATATCAAAGTAGACGGAAACTTAAACGAAACCATTGGTCTAAGCAGAACAACAACCATTGGACAAAGCGATACTGAATCTGTGGGCGGCAGTAGATCAACAACCATTGGTGGCGGCGTGACAGAAAGTTTTGCAAGTCGGTCAACAAGTATTAGCGGCAGTGACTCTCTCAGTATTGGCGGCAAGCATACTGTTTCTGCTCCAGATGCTAGTGTGGTTTACAGCAAAGGCAAGATACAAGTTGTCAAGGGCGATATTATTGACACTGGTGTTGTTCTTCATACTCACGGTCACTCAGGCGGGTTCTAGGGATATAAATAACATCTATGAGTACAAACTATTCAAACATAGACACCACAACAGTTGGTTACAGAGACTTAGATCTGCAGTTCAAGTTGCATCCACAGTATGGCGATATTCGTCCTGTTACTGACATTAACGCAATAAAGAACTCCATCAAGAACATAATCTACACTCGAAGAGGTGAGTCGCCTTTTAATCCTTCGTTTGGTTCTAATGTGTTCAACTATTTGTTTGAGAACGCAACTGACACCACAAAGTATTTGCTTGGTCAGGAAATAGAATACTCAATTGAAGAAAACGAACCACGAGTTAAACTAACAAAAATAACAGTATCGGATAACAGAGATGCTAATGCGTATGTCATCCGTCTTGATATGTTGATTGTGAACACACAAGAAGAAGTAGACATCACACTTAATCTTAAGAGATTGCGATAATGGCACAACCAAGTTTAGTCGATCTTGATTTCGACAACATAAAAGATGAACTGAAGAAATACATGCAGAACCAGACAGAGTTCACAGACTATGACTTTGAAGGTTCTGGGTTATCTGTTCTTCTTGATGTTCTTTCATACAACACGCACATGAATGCGTTGATGGCGCATCTTGTTCTGAACGAATCGTTTTTGAACACAGCGCAGGTTAGAGCAAACGTTGTTTCTCATGCACAGCTGTTGGGGTATGTTCCTAAGTCAAGAACAAGTGCTTCTGTTGAGATTGATGTGGTTGCGACAGGCGATGCCGGCACTGCTGCTTCTATTACTATGGCAAGAGGCACTTCTTTCAAAGGCACAATTAACAATGTGACATATTCTTTTGTTACATTGAATTCAGTCACTGCATCAAAAGACACAAATAACCAGTATACATTCAGCAATGTGCCTGTGTACGAAGGTTCTATCAAAACAGAGAGATACAATGTTGACTCGCTGATTGATTTCCAAAAGTTTGAAATCAACTCAACAACCATTGACACAAAAACAATTTCTGTTACTGTGTTTGATAATGCAACCGACACCATAGGAACTTCTTATGAGTTGTATGCAGACATTGCTGACTCGGGACCAGACTCTAACATTTATTTCATACAAGAGAATGTGTTTGGTAGATATGATGTTTATTTTGGCGACGGCATTATTGGTAACAAACCAGCAAACGGCACCATTGTTGAACTCTCTTATGTAGAGACAACTGGACCTGATGCTAATAACATTGTTTCTCTTTCTGCCAACGGCAATATTGACGGCATCTCTAATATTGTCACAACGTTCTCTAGTGGGTTTACATTTACTTCCGGCGGCGCATTGTCTGAATCGGTTGAATCAATTCGTTACAATGCGCCTCTGGTTAATGCCACGCAAGACAGAGCAGTTACTGCAAACGATTACCGAACGCTGATTCTTAATCAGTTCTCTGAACTTGCTGACGTTTCTGTCTGGGGCGGAGAACAGGCATCTCCACCAGTTTACGGCAAGGTGTTTGTAACTCCTTCTCTTGTGTCAGGGAAACTGCCAACAGAATCATTTAAAGATGCAATCAAAAACTTTCTGACAACAAAAAACATAGGTTCTATTTTGCCAGAGATTGTTGATCCAGAATACACTTACCTACAGTTGTTTGTTGGTGTGAAGTATGATGAGAATAAAACAACCAAAACGGCAGGGGAACTGGAAGCTCTGGTTAGGAATCAGATCTCTACATACACAACAACAACACTAAGATCCTTTGGTGGTGTTTTAAGAAACTCAAACCTTACTGCCTCTATTGATAACCTAGACGAAGGCATTGTTAGTTCTGTGATAAGACCAACAATGTATAAGACGTTTACGCCAAACCCAATTCAAACAACAACCTACAACATTCTATTTCCAAGTAAGATTTATTTGACTTGTGATGCTGAGTACAGTATTGACTCGACAGAATTTTTGATTGACGGGACAACTGCTAAAATTGGAGATGAAGTTATATCAGGAACTGAAACAACAAGAAGGTTGTTCTTTTATGACGCTGTTTCTGGATCTAAACTGCAATCATATTCTGATGTTGGCACAATAGACTCAACCACAAACACCATTATAATCAACAGCATTAAGTTTGATACTACAAACAACATCACTATTTATGTGAAACCGGATGCGTTTGATATTGCACCTAAGTATAACCAACTTCTTGAGGTGTTGTCTAGCGATGTCACTGTGACAATGTCTCTTGATTCAATCAGCGCAAACGGTCAAAGCGGAATAACTTCTTTCACCACATTCGAGAGAATTTAAGTTAAGTGAGCAGAGAAAAGAATAGAGTAGAGGAATTAATCCCAGAGGGATTGCTGGAAGCGGCAGTCCCTTTTATTGATTTCTTGAAAAAATATTACGAGTTCATGGAGGAAGATACATACTCTCCATCTTCTGTCATTAACAAAGACCAGATAACTCGTAATGTTGAATCAACAAGTCGTCTATTCTTACAAAGATTATACACCGAAGTTGGCAATGGAATTTACGTCAACAAGGACAACCTTGATGCTGATGTTGCCAACCTTATCAAAAATGCAAACATTCTTTATGAAGCAAAAGGAACACTGGAATCAATTAAGGTTCTGTTCCGTATTGTTTTTGGCGAAGATATTGACATTTATCTCCCAAGAGATTTCATTCTAAAACCCTCTGAGGGTAATTGGGACAGACAATACTCGTTTATTGCTTCTCTTGATGCTGGCGATCCGTTTGACATGGTCGGGGAGTTTGTTGAAATAACAACACAATTCCCAGGACAACCACAACAAACTATTTCAGCAGAAGTTGTTAGTATTAAGTCAACCACAAAGACAAATTACTATGAAGTCTTTGTGACCAAGAACACAATCAACGTCTTTTATTATGACGCAACTGTTTCTTTTGAAGATGTGCAGATGACCATTGAATCAATCGCAGACAGGTTGTTGTTTGCTGTTGATCAGGGCACACAATTCAATCTCTCTACCACATACGACATAAAAAACTATTCAAGAAATTGGTTTGCTGATTTTGTTACTCCGGAAAGTTATGATGTTCCTGCAGGGTTTGACGCGGGTTCTGGTTCAAGCACATTAGACTTTGTTTCTGGCGCAGGCATTTCTGTTGGAGACTATATCTGGGGAGATTCAGCAATTCCCACAGACACAACAATAGCAACGCAGGTAGACTCTGATACATTCACCTTGTCAACGCCTTTGGTTGCAACAATCCCTACAGGGTCAGGCAAAACTCTTTCTGTTTCTTCTTATCCAAAGGCGTATAACGATAGACTATCTTCTTTGTTTGCGCCGCTGACTGGAACAAGAAGAATCCAGACATCTAACCCGCTGAAAGTATTTGAGACAGAAACGTTTACAATAACGCCAACAACTGATGGTTTGGCCGTTGAGAGAGTTGTAAGATCAGACAAAACAATTGACATTGTTTCTTATGATCAAACCAAGTCTGTTATTTCAACAAACATTGGCGGTGGATTTGATTACGACATAAGCATTGACTCTGATGTTTATCCTGCCCCAGAACCTTTGGTAAACTGGGATAAGGTTATTGAAGAACATGCCAAGATAACCTTGGGCGATTCTTCGGGGAGTCTGTATAGTTTCCTGACAACAACCAACACATTTAACCTTACAACAGATAGTGCGCCAACATTCAACGCAACTATCCCAGAAGGGTTTTATGCAGCATCATATAGTTTTGATTCTTCTGGTTCAACCACAACCAGATTGCCATACATTGATTCAGGAACAACAACACTTTTCCTTTCTTCTGTGTCTGGCATCCAAGTTGGCGACTTTGTTTACGGCGATTCTTCTATTGCTGCAGGAACAACAATTGCCAGTATAGCAGAATTTAATAACGAAGTAGAAATATCCACTCCGCTGATTGCAATTCTACCAACAGACAGTTCTGTTGGCGACAGAATATTAACACTACAAAGAAACATCGCAGACTCAAGCACAACTGTGTTTGTTACTTCTACTTCCGGTCTTGCGGTTGGTGATCTTGTAGAGGGTGTTGGTTTTGATTCGGAAACTATTGTGTCTGCTATTGTTAGCGCAACAGAGTTTACAATTGATCAACCACATAACGGATATACTGATTCTGCAACACTGTCAATCAATAACCACCAAAGAGGTGACATTAACCATGATGGTATTATTGATCTTGATGACTTAGAAATTCTGACAAAGCGTTACCTTTCTTATGAGATTACAGATGCAAATCTGTCATGGGTCAAGAATGTTATAGAAGGCGAAATGGGCGCTGGGATTAAACCCTCTGCCGAATCGTTTACAATTATAACGAACAACGAAACGCTGGCAGGAACAACAACACTCAATCTTGACAACACTCGTGGTCTGAAGGTTGGGTTCACAATCAATGGTCTTGGCGTAGATTCAGGAACAACAATTACTGCTATTCCAACTGCAGAAACTGTCACGCTTTCTAGTCCAACCACTGTATTAATTCCAGGAGACTCTTCTCCTACAACCTACACCATTGGAACTTTAATTGGATCAGACGCAAGGATAAGACCAACCAACCTTGGCGACTCAAATGGAATTGTAGATTACTCTTTTCAAAATTATGGATATGATTACCCTGATGAGTTTGTTGGCGTTGTTGATCCTGATAATGGCGGGGATGTGTTTGCAGGTGTTTTCCAATCTACTCCAATTGCCTTTTCTGAAGCACTGTATACAGACACAAAAGGTCATCTTTCTGATATCATAAAACTACAAGACGGATCGTTCTACCAAGACTTCTCTTATGTGGTTAAGTCTGACAAACAAATCGCAGAGTTTGAAGACATTCTTTACAAAACAGTTCACCCTGCAGGAATGAAGGTGTTTGGTGAATTGGTCGCAGGACAGAAAATCAATGTTGAAACAGAGGTTAGTGTTGTTGTTGATAGTCGTTTCAACCAACTGCTACAAAATACTTTCGCCACAACAGACAGCGACTTCAAGAACTTCACATTAGATAATACAGTATCTGGCGCTGGCGGCGATTCTGCTGCTGTTTCTGAGACAATAGGCAAGTCGACAGGTAAACAATTTTATGATGTTTCGCCAGCCGCGCAGTTATATGTTGATCCTGGTTACACGGTTGATGATGTAAACTATTTCAACACAGGCGAAACGTTTATTCTGGACCTAGATACAGTTAATCTAACTAATGCCAGCATATTTGCCCTCGGATTTGGCTCTCAGAACGTGTCAGCAACCTTCTTTAGCACCGGAGCATATACAGGGTCAAGTTCTTCTGGTGGTTCTTTTTCAAAAAATTGGCATGATGATGGAGACGATCCTTCTGAAACTCCTGGTTCCGGTTTTGAGTTGTTTGCCTCTCTTTCGTCAGGCACAGCACCAGACACAGGTACGTTGGGATCGTGGGTTAGTCTCGGTTCAAACCGATCATATACAGCTGCGCTGACAGGGCCAGGTTTCCGGCAATCCGTTCTAGCAATACAGATCAGAGATGCTGTTTCTCAAGTTGTGGTTGGAACTGGAACACTAACTCTATATGTTGAATCGATAATTTAAAAATAAAGGTTTTGACAAATGATTAAGGAATCGTTGAAAACGAAAGGAAAGGTCAAACTTATACTGACCAGCGAAGACGGTACAGTAAAAACAACCATGGTGAAAAACACAGTTGTTGATATTGGTCTAAACCATATTATAAACCGACTTGCCGGCGACCTTCTTGCTAAGAACATGGGTTCTTCTTATGATGGGTTGAACTATCAGATCCAAACAATCAGCGACGGCACATCTGTTACGGTTGACGGAACCCAAGGCGCTGGTTCTTCAATCATTGTAACAGACAACACAACCCTTGATTCAAATGAATTTCCTTTGCTGGTTTCCGGTACAGGAATTTCTGGCGACACTTATGTGACTTCTTTGACAGGCACAACAATCATCAACCTAAACCAAGCACACTCTGGTGTTACAGACACAGACACAATTCAAGTTGGCGAAACAATTTTCACTGACGTTGGTGCTTCTGCCAATACCGTGGGCGAAACCTTTGCCTTCGATCTCCCAACAGTCAATGCTACTACAACACAATTTGGTCATCGTTATGAGATTGTAACCACAGGCACAACTGACTTCACGCTTATTGGTTCGCCAAACAGCACTCCAGGAACAAGGTTTACTGCCACTGGTGTTGGTGTTGGAACGGGAACAGTAAAAGAGGTTGCTGCAGGAACAGGAACAGTCAGACCAAAGGGTATGTCACATATGGGGATTGGTTCTGGTACAACATCTCAGGTTGCTGCTGATAGCGACCTTGAATCGCAATTAGCAAGGGTTGTTCTTGGAACTGAAAACCTTTCTTTGCCTTCCTTGACATACAGCGCAAACTTTGGTCCTGGCGTTGGCACAGGAGCAGTCACAGAAGCAGGTATTTTTAATGAAGCAGGTTCTTCTGCAGATATGTTGTGTAGAACCACTTTCCCAGTAATAAATAAAGGTGTGTCTGATGCACTAGAAGTGCAGTGGATCATAACAATTACAAGGTAATGTAAATGCCAGCAATTATCAAACCAACAATCAGTTCAGAGATTGCCAAGATTTATCAAAAGGCAATTGAGTCTCAAACAACTAATGCCTACTTCATGTTGGGCAAGATAACACCGTGGACAGATAGTGACCTTGGTGGTTCGGGCATTTATAACGACACAACACCACCAACGCCAAGAACTTCTGAAGCATACGAAAACGAGACAAGAAGAAATATTGTAAGTCTACAGAAAGCAACAGTCATTAACACCTCGCTGGCAACAAAACGCTATGACTGGGTCTCTGGTACAGTCTATGATATGTACGATCCAAGGTACAGCGACACAAACCTTGCACCTAGTGGCGCAACCAACCTTGCACAGTCAAAGATGTTTATCTTGACAGATGAATTTAACCTTTATAAGTGCATTGATAACAACAACCGTGCTGCCTCAACTGTTAAACCAACAGGCACTTCAACATCCTATGTTGCACTGAGCGATGGTTATGTTTGGAAATATATGAAAACGGTTTCCATTGCAGAAAGAAACCAGTTCTTATCTGCTGGGTTTGTTCCGGTTTCTGATGTTGTAGCAGCAGGGTTTTATGACGGCGAAATTGGTTTCACCATCAATGACGGCGGTTCAGGATACGCGCAAGACAACACTGTACTGACTGTTTCTGGAGACGGCACAGGTGCAGACCTTCAAGCAGTCGTTACCTCTGGTTCAATTTCAAATGTTGTTGTTAATGACGGAGGAACAGGTTATACCTCTGCTTCTATTGATATTACAACGCCAGACCCTGCAAAGGCACAAGGTATCAATGGTGATATTGATGCTGTTATTAATCAAATAACAACACAGAACACACAGACAAACGTTCAACTTGCAGCGGTAAACGGCGAGATATCTACTATCATTATCAACTCTGGCGGCAGCGGTTATGTTGCTCCGGTTGCAACAATAACTGGAGACGGTACTGGTGCTGCTGTTACGCCTATTCTTTCTTCTGGTGTCATCATTGGGTTCACTTTCTCAAACAGAGGATCTGGTTACACCTTTGCAAACATTACAATAACCGACACAGAAGGATCAGAATTTGACGGTAGTGTTATTGTTGCACCGCCAAACGGGCATGGGTTTTCGCTTATTAACGAATCTTATCCAACTGCCATTTCTGCCTTGGTTACAGGAATTGATGCGCTGGTTCAAACAATGGATGTTACAGCAGAGTATCGTCAGTTGGGAATTATTATTGACCCAGTGAAATATAATGCAAATAACCTAGATAATTATGTTGAAAAGATTACTGCAACAACAGCAACTCCTTGTTATCTAATAACAAAAGGGTCTATTGATCCTGCAAATTATACAGTTGCGGAAAAACTTCTGGACTCTGCGTCCAAAGAGTATCTTGTTGTTGCTGTTGAATCTGGTAAGATTCTGGTGCAAGCACTAGAAGAAGTTGAACCTGCTGGCGGGTTGACCTTAACAACCCAAGGGGTTCCGCCCGTGTCCCTTGTTATTGATAGCGATGGTCAAGTAACAGATCCTACATTTGATAGGAATACTGGTTCAATGTTCTATATAGATAATAGGGTGCCATTTAGTAAAGGCGCAAACCAGTTAATCAACATCAGAACTTTCATAGAATTCTAAAGAGTATAACGCACAATGTCAGAAATAACATTCAATACTTCTCCATACTTCGACGATTATGATGAGAATAAGAATTTCTATCGAATTCTCTTCAAGCCGGGCGTTTCGGTTCAAGCAAGAGAATTGACACAACTGCAGACAATGCTGCAGAAACAGATTGAACGCCATGGAGATCACATATTTAAAGATGGCGCCAAGGTGGTCAATGGCGACCTGACCTTCACCACTGACCTGCGTGCAATTAAAATCGAATCTAAGTTTGGAACAGTATCTGTTGCTGACTATGCAGACCAATTGGTTGGTGTTACTTTGGTCGGAGAGTCAACAGGCGTTCGGGGAACGGTTGTTGCTTTTAGTGCCGAAACCGCAACAGACCCTCTGACTCTGTTTGTTAATTACATTTCAAACGGAGTTGATAAGACTTCGGTTGTTTTTGCTGATGGAGAAAACCTAAAAACAGAAACAGCAGTGTACACCTACAGTGCTGGTGAAAGAATTGCAACAACAATTGCAACAGACGCTTCTGCTACTGGACTTGGTTGTTCTATTTCAACTGGTGTGTACTATATCAAAGGCAACTTTGTTCTGGTTGAACCGCAAACAATTGTAATTTCCAAATACAGCACATCAGCAGATGCACGTATTGGTCTTCAAGTTGTTGAGTCAATCACAAGCAGCAACGATGATAACTCTCTGCTTGATAACGCAACTGGTTCTCCAAACTTCTCAGCACCAGGAGCAGACCGCTACACAATAGAACTCAATCTTGTTTCTTTGAAAGAATCTTCAACAGATGACGCCAACTTTATTGAAATAGAAAGACTCCGTGGCGGCGAAATTCAAGGTAAGGTTAGGTCAAGCATCTACTCGCAGTTAGAAGAAAATCTGGCGCAGAGAACCTTTGACCTTAACGGTAATGTTGAGATTGATCCGTTCCGTCTGAAACTAAAAGAATCTGTCAATGATTATGAGAACCTTGGTGTTTATACCCAAGGCGACACAACAGCAGACGGCAATGTTGCAGCAGAATCCTTGATGGCGTTGCAAGTATCTGAAGGTAAAGCATATGTTGAAGGTTATCAATTAGAAACTCTTGGGTCTGTTTTGTTGAT